TCATCCAGCTTGACCGTCACCTGCCACTTGATAGTTATAAGGACTTGTAAACCCCATTGCTGGTGCGTCTGCTCCGTTACCACCTGAATTTGTTCCACCGTATAAACGCATGCCGCCGCCATCGCCACCAGTAGCGGCTTTGTGATAGTTAAATCCTCCAGTGCTTCGATGAAATGATCCTATACCATAACCGCCCATACCGCCATACGCGACTCCGCCTCCTCCGCCAGCTTCAATAGAGCTTCGTTGCGTATTTCCATTGTAACCAGTTAAAACTGTTATATCTCCATTTTGGTTCACCCAATTAACATAGTTAGTACCGCCACCGATACCTCCACTGGAAGATGCACCAGGATTTTTTCCGCCATAGGCTGATAATATATAACTTGTAGGACTACTATAGTTGGGATCACCTGTATAACTTATGCGTGTGTCTCCACCGTCAGTTCCATTAACTTGATTAGTAGGATATATTTGACTTGCTCCGTTTACAGTTTCAAAAGGAGAGTTTGTATTTTGATAGCCGCCTGTTCCTGCTTTACCTATTATGAAATAAAATGTTTCTCCAGGAGTTACAGTCAAGTTTTTTACATAGACGTATCCACCACCTCCGCCTCCGCCTCCGGATCCAGACGAGTAAAGTCCTTGTGCGCCACCGCCTCCAGCACCAATAGCGGATATATCTATACTAGTCACACCTGCCGGCACTGTCCATGATTGATGAGAATTAATATTAGTTGTTTCTGTAAGGAACTCTACAGAACCTTCAGCAGTGCCGCCTGCACCTGCTCCAATTCCGCCGTATGCTTTGACTGTTGCTGTACCTGTTGTGCTTATAATTGGCATCAAATATCCTTACGCAAATTGTGTCATTGTTCCAAAAACTTCAAATGTCGCTGAGCCTGTTTTTACTACGCTAAAAGTATACCAATCTGTACTATTGGCATTACCAGCAGTTGGTGCTGAGCCACCTGACCACTGAGGTGTAACTGTGGTACCATCAATTTGTACGGTGCTTATATAATAACCTGTAGATCCATTTTGAAATGACACTGCTAGTGTTCTAACTTGATTAGTAGATGTGCTACCATCAAATGTAGTGCCACTGTCTCCACTTATAAAAAGTGTTCTGTTGTTTTGTTGATCTACATTTAATCTTAAAATTTGATAATCGTTTGAATAGAAAACAATAGTACCAGCATTGGTATTTGAAGTAGCTGACTCTTCTATTACAGATCCTATAAACTGATTTGATGATCCTGCACCTGCTGAGCCTGCTGTAAATAAAGATTTCCAAGAACCATTTTCAGCAACAAACGTCTTATTGAGAGTGCTATCATAAACCATGTCACCGTCTGCTAGTGTAATTGCATTTCTATTTGTTGTTGATACGTTGTACAATCTCAATGGACTCTGACTAACATGTACTCTACTGCTAGAATCAGCTTCTAGTGTAAGACTACTCGCACTTGATATAACAGGAGAACCTGATTGTGTACTTGTTATACTGCCCGTTATTGATAAGTCATCATCAACTATTACTGTTGAACCGCTACTGCTCATTGTACTGCCTGAGAAACTTATATCCCCAGTACTACCACCGGATCCTATATCACTATAAGTTGTCCCGTCATTTGTAAACTCCCATTTATCTGTAGTTTCATTCCATCTTATATCAACGTTATCACTAGTTCCACGCTCTACTGCTATGCCTGCATTTTCTGTTGGAGTTCCAGTTACATCATTGTTAAGCACTACAATGTTATCGCTTACATTAAGTGTTGCTGTGTTTATTGTTGTTGTCGTACCATTAACTGTTAAATTTCCTGTGATGTTTAAAGCATCATTTATTGTAATAGATGATCCACTACTGCTCATAACACTACCACTAAAAGAAATGTCACCTGTACCAGATCCGCCAAGAATTTTTATAATACCTTTCATCGAACTATGAGCACCACAGTAATAATATAATTCATCCGGTGCATTCATCGGAGGTGTAAATCTAACTGTACTAGTTCCGCCGTTGTTAACTACTCCACCAACATAAAGTGCTCCGCCAGCACTGTTGACACTTTGAATTCTAAATGGGTGGTTTGCCGCAATATTAGTAAAATCGTATCTTACTCCTCTAGTAAGGTACAATGTTGGATTATTTTGACTACTAGTAAAAAAGTGATTATTTGTATCACTAAACACATAGTTAGGAGACGAACTGCCAGATAAACTAAAAGTATATACAACACTGTTTCCATTAACATCTAAGTCACCACCGAGTTGCGGAGTTGCATCATCAACAAGATCATTCATACTACCGCCACCACCACTGCTGATAGTAATTGTTTTAGTTGCTCCTGTACCGCTAGCTGTAACACCTGTGCCAACAAAGTTAAGTGTAGTTGCATCAGTTGTAAGCGTTGAGCCTTCGTCTTGAATTGTTAATGTGCTTCCTGCGGCACTTGATGCCCACTTAAAACTTGTTGTAGCATGGTCATAAGACAGTACTTTTCCATCGTCACTTGCTGATATTGCATCAACATCTTGTATGTCTTGTAAATGTACATCTACAATATTACCACTTGCTGTTAAGTCGGTGGTTTGTATCATATTTGCTACATATTTGACTCCACTACCATGTGTATAATCTTCACCTGCAAATTGAAAATCTGCCTTATCTCTTACTCTACTCATACCGGTAAGTACCTTATATCTATTTGTTGTCCATTGAGTGGAGCACTAGCAAATGTTAATGTTGTTCCACTTACGCCGTAATCTGCAGGAGTTAAAATTAATCCGTCTAGTATTACTAATATACTATCAGCACTATGACCTCCTGGGATTGTATATTGTGCTAAACTACCATTTCCTATATATTGATCACTAGTATATGTTAAATCTAGTTTTGCATTTGTAACTGTTCCATCACTAGGAGCACCAATGTTGTTTAGTATACCATAACCTCTAGCTTCAACTATTTGACCGTTTTGTGGTGTGCCTCCTAGTGTAATAGTATTTCCACTTAGTGTTATATTACTATTAAGTTGAGGAATTCCATCTACAAAAACTTGTATGTTTGCTTTTGTACCAGGATTCTGACTGAGTGTGAATATGGCTGTTCCGCCATTTGCTGTAAATTCATCCACAAAACTATTTGTTGTGTTTAGGTTTTCGGCTGTAATCAATGACGGTACATAGTTACCAGCACTTTGATCGTAGACTAAAACTCTACCGCCTGCTAATCCAGTATTCACTACATCACTTAGATCATGTATACTCTTAGTGCCAAAATCAGTGTTAAAAGATCCAGTTGAATATGGATCACCTGGAATAAACTTTGAGTTTACATTATCCCAAACTATAATTTGACCATCGGTAATACTTGCTATATCTACATTAGATAAGTCTTCAATACCTTTTGTAGCGAAGTCTGTATCAAAATTAGTTGTTGCATATGGCACAGCTGGACGATAATGAGTAACGTCCCATACAAGCATGTCTCCTTGGTTTGGAGCATTAACACTATAGTCTACATCCGAAAGTGAATCGGTAGTGTGATTACTTAAATCGCTAACTTGACCTGTTACATTACCAGTTAAATTTCCATGTACTCTAGCAACATTAAGTTCTTTATTTAAATTCCAACGATCATCTGATGTTGTATATGTAAATGTAGCATTTGCACCATCAACTGTGATGCCTGCGCCATCTGCCGCGGCTGACGAACCTGCACCACTAGCTATAGTAATATTAAGGTCATCTACGTCTAATTGGGTACTATTTATAGTGGTGGTTGAACCATTAACGGTAAGATTACCGTCAATGACTGCATTACCTGACATATGCAAGTCTTTCCACTTTAGTGTTGTGCTACCTATGTCTCTTAAATTAGTTTGATCAGGTAAAAGATCAGTTGCAAAAGAGGATCCAACAGTTGCGTTAATTGTAAGTTGGTCATTAGCATCATCATAGTTGATTGTAATATTGTTACCAGCTTGTAGTAATGACCCAACTCTATCATCAATGCTTTCGTTAGATGCATACAAGTTACTTGTACCTTGCGGTACATCATCACTGTCAAATGCAGTATTAACACGGATCAATGCTTCCCAACTTCCAGAAGTTGAATTAAACTGCCAGCCTCTGCCTAGTGCTACGAATGTTTGTCCATTGGTTGGATTTGTAGGAAAATTTATTGCCATGTTATCTCATTATGCTCCAGTTCCACCATTTAGTGCTTTTACAACTGTGGCTAATCTATCAACTGCTTCTTCAATAGTTGTTGGTGCAGTGCCGTTCCAATCAGATGTTACTGCTGGTGAATAAGTGTAACTGCTGGAAAATCCTAATTGTCCATTACCATCTGTTTTTAAAAATTGATTAGCTGTTCCGTCCGAAGTTGGAAAGTTCATTCCGCTTAAAACAATAATGCCCGGACCATTAGGTTGAATTACAATATTACCACTGCTAGAACTTACAATGCTGTTTCCGTTAACATCTAAATCTCCACCAAGTTGTGGTGTAGTATCAAGTAATAGATCCGCAAGTCCTGCTGTAAAGTATTTGTTTGTTGAGCCTTCAGGTAAGTCATCTGTATTAACTTGATTTGTTCCTGTACCAAAATCAATGTGTGTATCATTAATGCTATTAGCAGTTGGTGTGAACACAGGAGTTACTGTGCTTATGCTTGTTATATGTCCTTCTGCATCTACAACAATCGCCGGAATAAGTGTTCCTGCTCCATAAGAACCAGCAGTTACACCACTATTGCCACTGTGTACATTAGCACCGTTAATTTGTGTTGCACCTGTTGCATAATCTATTGTAAATTTGTTTAAGCTGGCTCCAAATGCAAGATCTCCGCTTGCGTCAATTTGCATACGCTGAACACCTGCTGTAAAAAAGTCTATTTCATCATTGTCAACACCTGATTCAAATGCAATTCTCGTGTCACCGTCACTGTCTTCGGTTGCTTCTGTTCCTGCTAATAGTTTTTGCCATCCATTTCCGCCACCATGATAAAATTCCATGCCATGAATAGATGTATTGTATCTGAACATACCTTGTGTAAGTCCTTGAGCACCAGTAGGTCTCTGTGCAGTAGTTCCCATTGGTCCTACAAATGCTCCTGTGCCTACTGCACTTAATGTTGCACCTGTCCAAGTTAATGTACTATCACCAACTAATTTACCGTTAACATTTGCATAAGGAATTTGTGTTGAAACTACATTTTGAGCTGTTAAGCTAGTAGCTTCTAAGTTACCTGATCCGTCAATACTAATTAATGTGTGGTTTGATAATCCTAGTTGTGGAAGTGTAATAGCAACTATCTCACCAGTAATGATAACATCAATTTGATCGCCGTTTTGTGGTGTTGATTGAAAGGTAATTATTCCATTTGTTTCAGTGTAGTCGTTTGTGTTTTGCATCAACACACCGTTTAAAAACACCATGCTAATAGTTCCATCGCCTGCATTAGGATCAAAGACTGTCTGTGATCCATTAGCTGTAAAGTTTACAGGAATAAAACCTGTGTCAGCACCACTAACAACAGATATCCATTCACCGCCTGTGTATACATAAAGTTCAGCAGTAGTACCCGTATCAAACCAAAGGTCACCAGAAACAACACCAACAGTTGGTGCATTATTTTGATAATAAGCTGTTCCGCTACCTTGTGCAATAGTTTGGAATGTTGCATTACCTTGAGCGTCTAATACTGGAACTTGCCCAGTTGTGCCTCTAGCAGTTGGCAGTTTATAAAATGTTGCACTGTTAGGATCACCAATTATAAAGTCACCATTGCTGTCTATTCTTGCACGTTCAGTACCTGCTGTAGTAAAACGTATTTTATCTTCGTCTGCTACAGTTTCGACTTTAATATGTGTATCAGCATCTTGGTCAATAATTGCATCGCCTGTGCCTCCACCGCCGCTACCTGTAATAGTAATAGTTTTAGTTGCGCCTGTGCCTGTTGCAGTAACACCAGGTCCTACAAAATTAATTGTAGTAGCCGCAGTAGTTAAACTTGTACCTTCATCTTGAATAGTAATTGTACCGCCTACAGTACCCCAACTATAATCTGTACCATCATATATTAATGCTTGTCCAGTCGAAGCAGTGTTTAGATTTAAGTGTGTATCTACATCTGCATCAGTATATCCAGCATTGCTTACCCAATCATAATCACTGCCATTCCAACTTAGTACTTCGCCAATTTGTGCTGTAGCTTGATTTAAATGTGAGTCTACATCGCTATCGCCATATTGTGCCGCACCAGAAATAGTAATTTTATCTGTAATAGCATCTGTGGTAATTGATATTCCAGTTCCTGCCACTAGTGTAAGTGTATCTCCTACTTGATCTGCTTCTACAGTAGTTTGTCCTGCTACTGCGATTTTATCAAATACATTTTGAGAACCTCCACTAACATCAAATCTTATACTATCGTTGTTTGAATTAGTTGTAATAGTCATGCCAGTACCAGCAATCATTGTAATGGTATCTGCAACGTTATCTGCAATAATTGTATTTTGTCCACTAACTGCAACTTTATCAAATACGTTTTGTGCAGTTCCGCCACCACCACCTACTGTTTGTACTGTAATTTCATTAGTAGTGTTGTTGGTTGTAATTTGAATACCAGTACCGCCAACAAATGTTATATCATCAGTTGTACTAGTTGCTGTAATGTCTGGTTGTCCACTTACTTTTACAGTGTTAAACAAGTTTTGTTCAGGAGCATCAATAGTAAGTGATCCAGTAGCATTGTCAGTTGTGAGTGTAACTCCGCTACCAGCAACAAATGTAAGTGTATCTTCAGCTATGTCAGCAATAATATCGTTTTGCCCATTAACTGCGATAGTTTTAAATGCTTCTGTTACAGGAGGTGTTGTGCCTACTTCTACCCAAGCTGTACCATTATATACTTCTGCTTTGTTAGTTGTTGTGCTAAAACGTAACATACCTGTTTGTGCAGTACCAGGTCTTTCAGCATCTGTACCTTGAGGCAGAATAAAAGATTGTGTACTTGTACTAGCATCTATAGTGCCACTAAGAAATAAATTTTTCCATGCTTTACCAGTAACACCTAAACTAAAAGTATCATCTCCGTTTGGTATAAGACTGTTATTGAACTCTGCATTGATATTGATGTTATCTGTATCAGCATCACCAATAGTAATATTGCCACCAATACTAACATTACCTTTAATCTCAGCATCACCTTCAACGGTAAATTTACCAGTATCATCTATGCTTGCACGTTCTGTATTAACTGTGAAGAATTTAATAGTGTCATTGTCTAGAGGATTATCTACTTCAATAAACGTATCTTGGTCAGCATCAGTTACGCCGCCAATGTTTTGCCAGGCTGAGCCGTTGTAACCTTCGAATCTATTAAGTTGTGTATTAAATCTAAGTTGACCTGTTGCAACTGCCGCACCTTGAGGTCGTTGAGCTGTATTACCAACAGGTATCTTAATACTCCCGTTGGTATTAATGTTTAATGTACCACTCTGGGTGGTAATCCTATCTCTTTGATGATCTAAATTTAATGCCATGCATGTCTCTCACAACTGTTTTATATATTTAGTTGTTTGAGACCGACATTTGTTGGAAAAGCTCAGTAGCAAAGTCAAAGCAAATTTTAGCTTCGTCTGCCATACTGTCATCTAATTTTGTACGAATTCTATCTTTGAGTACACTGACTTCTTCGTCAAACTGATACATGGTTCCTGCACCAGGAGTGCGTTTAGCAATCATTTGTCCTCCACTTAAATCTCCCATATGACGTACATATATGTGTGCCATAAGTTTATTAGGGTCATCTTTGATAGATAACAAATGATTAGAATAACTTTCGACTACAGGATATATCGTTGGTTTATAATCTGTAAGCTGTGCTTCTAGTTCTAATATATCAGCATGTATTTTTGGAGCAATAATTACATCAGTTAGTCCGTGTAATTTTGCAAAGTTCTCTAAGAGATTGTATTGAGGATGTTGATTATGTAGGAAATCACAGTAACGATTGGCACTGATGCCGCCCATTAGTTCTTTCACAAAGTCTTGCCTTTCAGCATTTTTGTGATGTTCCCATGTTAGTTCTTTAAGATTACTCATACTTTAATGTAGCACACTTCTTAAATTTGTCAATCTCTTTGAATGTTCCAAGTACCACTAATACTCACACCTGCATCTATAGTGACATCTTTTGCAGTAATCTCTTTTGTACTATGACCGTATGTACCACCTTGATATATTACTCTAGCTGTAGCGCCTTGTAGTTTATTATAGTCACCATGCCCTGAATCTGTAGCACCAGCATCTTCTACACCATCATAAAAATCATTTGTAGTGTCTTGATTCTGTAGTGTTCCAAGCCATGTCTTAATATCAAATACACTCCAGTTTCTATTAAACTCTAAAATAGTTCCAATCATACCTGCCGCTACAGGACATGCACTACTAGTTCCACTGAATCTAGTATCTCTGCTAGAGTTAGGTGATCCGGATTGTCCATCACTCCAACTTGTATTACCAGTTTTACTTACATAAGTGTCATCGTATCTAGGAATATCAGTACCATAAGTTCCTACAGTTGCGGCAACACTTCCGTCAGCTGGTGAAAACAAATCAATATTATTTCCCATATCACTGTAATTCACTTTACGTTCTTTTGTACTACTAGCATACTGATCATCTAATGCACCTACATTTATCACTGGACTTGTTCTGTTACCAGATCTAACTTGTATATAATTATTCATGTTAATATGTGCTGAGCATTGATAGTGAAAGTTTATTCCACCTGTAGTTGATGCTGTACGTTGACTGGGTGTCCAAGTTACTGTACCATTGTCAGTTCCTTGATTAGTTGCAGTTGGGTACTGCACTTGATCTCCTGTGCCTGTACTTTGTGATGTCTTGATATAAAAAGGATGCCCGTTAGCATTTACAACAAAATTAATAGTATCTCCTCTGTTGATAGTTATAACAGGGTTTGCACCACTTACATTACCATTACGATCTGTACCAGTCATGCTGTAATAACTTGATCCACTATTAGTTACATTAATTGTAAATGTTTGAGGATCTCCCCAAGTTGATCCTGCATGTTGCGGAAAACCTGCTCTATTTGTTGTTGGCATAACCTGATATCCAAATTGATAAATGCCTACGCCGTCACCAAAATGTCCTGTACTACTGGTATGCCAGTAGTTATCATAGTCTGGATGATCCCATTTTGTTTGTTTTTGATTACTATTACCTGATGCAACAACTGTAATAACACCAGCATCTACCATTTCTTTAGCACTTGTAACTATACTGTTATCTAAGAATTCACTTTTCATTCTACCGCCATCGCCTGTGTCGCCTACATAACGCATAAATTGAGGTTTATTAGAATCTGTTGTGTATGATATTGCACTACCAGTTCTATGAAATCCATAACCTGAACTACTAGGAGTTGCTCTATAACCCCAACTGTTTGAACTAATAGTTGGATCTTTTGTTCCGTACTTTGGATTTGTTGGCTTTGCGAGATGGAATATTTTTTGAATGTCCCATACTTTTGTAAGTCCTAATCCATATCCACTGTACCCATCAATTACCCATTTGTTAGCATTGTAAGACCAACCATGTGTTCTGCCGTATATCTGACTAGCACACTGAGTACCATGTGTACCACTATAAGTGTTTGTATTAAAATCGCCTAATGCTCTTAGTCTTGTGTATGAGGATTGTACTACCACTGTTCCGTAACTTTGAAATGCGGCACTTCTGTTGTTTACACTTCCCCACCATTGCCTTGCTTCTGCTTCAGTTGGAACAATAGTTCCGTCCCATCTAGTTTCTAATCTACTTCCAGGAGCGGCATCAAACCAGTCTGGATCAATATAGTAAGGACTATCTAGCACAAGATCTAAGCAATCACAAATACCATTACCTGGTAATACGTTGCCGCCAACATAGTCTGTTGGTGACTCACTTGCTGGTCTATTGTTAATAAATTCAATATGTCCTATCCATGTACCATTGTCCATGCAAACAATATCAACATCTTTGCCTGTTCCATACTTTTTAATATTTTCAGAATTTACATCTGTTTCGCTTGCCCAAATATCTCTTTTTGCTTTAGGTCCATTTTCTCTTGTTATTCTCAACAGTTGATAACCACATCTACGCAAATCTGCACTAGTAGGAGTTGTTGGAAAATCGGAAGTAGATGCAAATCTGTTATGGTGCTTTACTGGTTCATTGTATCTATATGTATCTGTGATCTCACAATGTAATTCATCTTCGGGAGGTTGCGGAAACTCGTCTGGATTTCTATCTGGGTCTTTGTGAATAAAAGCAATTTGTGGATCTTTTTCTAATTCTGCCGCTTCTTCTTCACTTAACCAAAACACACCTCTTGTGTTACTGTGTAGTATGTCATCAGTTTGTTCTACTTCTCTTGCTACATAAGTTGGATCATCTGCATCACGCAAACTAGCATCTAATGCATCATATTGTTCTTTAGTATGTGTACCTAAATGATAATGAAATTCTGCCATGTTCTATCCTTAATGTAAATCTACCCAAGAGCCATTTGCAAAGCCTTGAAATTTATTTGTTGTGCTATTGTAAATCATATCTCCATCAGCGGCTGATAAAGCATTTCTTGCTGTAGTTGTAAAACTGTGTAGTTTCAAAGGAGTGTTTGCAATAGTTGTTCTTGTGGTTGCTTGTAGTGTAAGTGTACTAGCACTAGTTATAATAGGAGCGCCTGCTTGACTACTAGTAATTGTACCAGTAACTGTTACATCATCGTCTAGTGTAATTGTTGTACCGCTACTTGCTAGTGTACTACCAGTTACAGTAATATCACCTAAACTACCTCCGCTTGCTACAGAGTCTGCCGCCGGTGCCCAACTTGCACCATTATACTTTAGTACTTGTCCGGTTGTTACGCCTGCTGTACTAACATCTGTTAAACCGTTTAAGTTAGATGCTCCACCGCCACCTCCGCCAGGTAAATTAATTAACTGTGAACCATCTACTGCTGGAAGTTTGCCTGATCCATCTAGTTGTACAATATCATTTGCACCTATGCCTACATCAATGTCTAATGTTACTGATCCAGAAGTGCCACCGCCTTGTAATCCTACACCTGCAATAACTTCTGTAATGTCACCACCAAAGTTTGCGCCACTTATACCAGTAAGTAGACTGCCATCACCTTGAAACTGAGTTGCTGTTACACGACCAGTGACTTCCATATTTTGTTTGAATTTTGTTGCCATCTAACTGTCTCCTATTAAACATATTTATTAGGAAACTACAAACAAAAACAGGACCCGAAGGTCCTGTTTCCGATATTTGAAAATACCTATTAGGTAAATGCAAGTTGACCGCTTGTAACTGCGATTTTGCTGAGATAATCAGCCGCGTTACCAAGTGAGCTAGCCTGGTTTGAAAGCTCTACATAACCATAACGTGTCATGAAGCTTACTACTGGCTCAAATGTGCCTGGGTCAAGTACTGTACCGCTTGACATCAACGGAATGTATGGGCAATAGAACGCCGCGGCGTCTGTTTCTGTTGCACCTTTGTAACCAACAAGTACGTCATCGTTAGCCGCATACTGGTTTACATAAATTCTCATTGTGCCATTCAAAGTACCTACAAATTTAGTATTTGTTGGTGCTTCAAAAGCGCCTTCAGTTGATCTTGCGAACGCTGAAGTTGTAGCACTTTGTAGTACTGTTAGTACTGTTGGGCTAACAACTGCCCAGTTACCAGCGCCACGTCTTGTTCTTGCGGCGATAGTGTTTGCATTCTTGTTAATAAGAACTGCAAGAGCGGCATGCTCGTCACCTACGAAAGTAGCTGTACCTGATACGCTACCTTGTGCGTATGTATCAGCGGCAGCACCTGCAAGTGAATTCAAGCTAGCAATGATTTCTTGGTCGATTTCAGCAGTAATCTCTTGGGCTAGTGCTTGCATGATTTCTGCTTCTACGTCCAATCCATGCATTGATTGTGCATCTTGAGCCGCTTCAAAAGTCCAGCGAGCTGATAGCTTTCTGGTTTTTGCTTCGACTGTTTGCTTCAATACTTGAATGCTGAGCTTCTTACCACCAGTACCTTCTAGTACTGATGTAGCATCTGCTCTGTTTGTTGTTGCATTACCTGAGTAACCAGTTGCAATCTGGAATGGGCTTAGTGCCTCATCACCAGCTACAGCTGAGTCAAAAGTTTCTGCATATCTTACTCTAAGAGTATGAATTTGACCAACAGGGCCTGTCATAGGCTGTACACCAACGATCTCGTTGGCGATAACTGTTGGCATGACACGTCTAATCACTGGAAGGATAACCTTGTTAAGGGTCGCAACGTTACCAGCTTGAGTAGCACCACTAGTTGCCGCCTCTGAGAGGTAGCTCTTAGTGTTCTCAAGTGTTGTTTCCATAACTTGCTTTTTCGTTCCAGTAAGACCGTCAGTTAGAGCGGCTTTAGTTTCGCTCCAATTTTCCATTAAATTGTCTGCCATTTTCGGTCTCCTTAACTTATACCGGCTAATTTTTGAAGGTAAACAATATCAGCTGTTTGCGATTCAGCTGATGCTGATGCTTCTGCTTTGTTTCCAGTGACTTCTGTATTAGATTCACTTAGTACCTTCTTAGTAGTTTTAGCGTCTTCCTTCAAAACTGAAGGTAGATACTTGTTGAATGCATTCTGTAGCTTGTCTGTTTTTACACTTTCAAGCAATGCACCCATGATTTCTTTGTGATCTTTGCTTAAAGGTTGCATCATTTCTTGCATAATTTGCTTTCTTTCTGCTGTGTCTTTAGCAATCCGTACAGTTTTTGCACTTTCTGCTATCATCACTTCCTTTTCAGCAATGGCTTTGTCTTTGCTTTCAATCTCACTTTGTAGACTTTCAACTACCTTGTTCAACTTAGAAACTTCTGTTCCTTCGTTGAGGTAACTTGACATAAACTCAGCGGCATATGTTTCAAATATCTTACGTCCAAATTGATTTTCTTTGGCTGTTTGAATATCTTCACGCAATGTATTAAGTTCGTTACGGATAGTATTTTCCATAATTCCTTCAATTTTGCCTGCGGCTGTTTTAATAAAGTCTGCCTTAGTTTGATTAATAACCTCTTTGCCTTCTTTGATCATTTTGACTTTTGCTTCAACTAGTGAGCGTTTGTCTTCATGAAACTCATTGAGCTCTTTGGTTAGTTGCTCCATGACGAAACCTTCCAACTTGGTCATGTTGTCGTCTTGAGCATTCCGATCGTTGCGAAGTTCTTGTATTTCCTTCGCAAGTGTTTCCATCACAAACTTATCAAGAACAACTGCATGTTCCTTCATGTGCTTGCGATAAGCAACACGATCTTCTGCGACCTGTGCTTTATCTTGCTTGAACTCTTCGAGTTCTTTTCCAATAACGTCACCGATCATATTATCCATAGCTTCGACCATTTGCTCTTTGTCATTTTCATAACGCTGTGCAAATTCTTCTCTAAGTTCAGCTGTGATTGACTCACGAGCTTCTGTTAGTTGGGTCTCCCAAGCTTCAGATAACGAAGATCTAACCTCTTCGGAGAGCGTATTTGAGTTTAATAGTTCATCCATTGCATGAGCCATATTAATCTCTCCTATATCTCAGGTTTTTAATAAAGTTAGTCACCTCTTCCTGGAGATAACGTTGTGCGCCTTTGTCGTGTCTAGTTGCTTCAGCGACATCCATCAATACATTGCCCCGGCTATGATTCATAATTCTTTCATAGATTGGATCGGGATAAGCACTAGGTGCACTCGGATTTGCAACAATATCGACTGTAATGATTTCGAAATCCTTTACTATGCCGTTATCGTTAACATTGCCACTGCCTCGGCTTGACACGCCTAAATGACACCCACTTTCAATAAGGGTTTTACAAATGTTTCCCATTGGAGTAGGTAATAGTTTTAGCTTGCCGATCCCATTTGCGCCATCAGTATCCATTTCAGTGATCATGTGTGATACACGATCTAAATTGATATTCAGGTCATCTGGGTGATCAGCTTCGCCTAATACACTATATCCACCTTTGATTTTTTCATTAATTGCTTTAACAGCGTTATGAATTTCATCTTTTGTGTAGATACGGTTGTTCTGATTGCGTACATCGCCTTCTATAAAAATACCCTTCATATACAAGCTCTTACCGTTACCTTCATCAACTGTTTCAGTAACAATATTTGCTTGATTAAAAGAAAGATGTTCTTTTAGCGAAATACTCATATTATTTTACGCCTTTCATTGGACTTTCTGATTTGACATTTTCGTCCTTGGCTTTTGGAGCAGGGCTCGGTGAACCAGCTTCTTGTGGACCGTCAACACCCATGTCTTTTGCGGCTGGAGCAGGTCGTCCTGACTCGTCGCCTCCTGGTGTGTGATGTGCTTTAGCATCGTTAGGTGCTTTAGCTTGTCCTGCTACTGGTGATGCTTTGTCAGCTGTGTCACTGTGTGATACATTAACCGCTGTCATTGTAGCGCCTTCTTCCATAGCTTCTACAGTATCAACTGCTTCTTCCATGTCATCGTCGCCTTCTTCTGCTGGCTCTTCACCTTGCATTTCTGCAAATGCGGCTCTAAGTTCAGCAATAGCATCTTCCACGTCATCCATTGCTTCTTCAACATCAGGTGAATCACCTTCTGCATCTGCTTCTGGTTCCATGTCCATTGCGAGATCCATTTCTGCATCTCCGTCATCCATGTCCTCATCGTCCATGATTTCTTCTTGGTCAATCTCTTCTTCGGCTGTTTCAATATCATCTAAGAAATCTTCTTCAGCATCAGAGGCATCAATCGCTTCTTCTACTTCGTCGTCCTCAGAATCATCGTCAGCTTCGTCAAGATCGATAGTTTCGTCTAGGTCTTCATCAGCAATCTCGTCTTCTACAATTTCATCATTCTCTTGTAGAGATGACCAATGATTTTTAGCTTTCTCTACAAACACGTTGTGAAGTAGATCAGCCGCTTTCTCTTGTTCATCATTAACGATATACTCGAGGACCTTTACTAAAGATTCCTTGTGTTCGCTCATATCATTCTCCTTAAAAAATTACAGGCTTACCAAGATGGTTTACATCTATATTTACACAACCAAGACGTTTTGCTTGGAAAACACCCTAAAAAATGGGTATTTTATGAATATCTATCTAAGATAAGTAAAATTTGCCTGAAAAAATTAGCCTTGTGCTGGTTTTGCGTAGATTTTTTTAATCTTTTCTACGCGAGTAGCATGTTCAATATTATGTACTTCTCTTTGCTTTCTAAGACGATTAATATGCTTTAAAGTAAGTCGTTGCTTACGAACATCATCTACTTTTCTGTTGTTATAATCGTCATTTTCAGCGTCATAATATTCATTTAAAATGTCTGTACTACGCATTATCATCTCCTGCAGGTGCCGCTTCTGCTCCACTAATTGGGCTTGCACCTTCGTCTCCGCCTTCTTCTGGAGCGTCTGTTGGTATATCAATATCACTACCGTCTGGAACATCAAAACCTCTTACGCCAACATTACCCAATCCTGGCATTGCATCAGCTTCTGGTGTTGTACCAACAACATTTTCTTCTTCCCACATACGCTCATTTTTAAGAATTTCATCTTCAGTAAGACCTAAGTATTTCTCCATTAAGAAGCGTCTACTCATATAAGGCACGCCTTCAAGTCCACCGAATACATTAGCTCTAGCCGCATGTACTTCAATTTCTTTGTATTGACTAAAGCTCTGTGGTTCAACAAATTTTAAATCAAATAAGCTAGCATCAATACTCAAACCTTTGTTTTTCATAAACAGTTTGAATTCTTTATCCATAGTAGGAGCAATACTTGCTTGTAGTCTTTGACAGTATTGATTAAATCTATATTCTTGAATAAATGCTGTACCTACTCTACCGTCTACAAAAGTTGCACTACCATCATCTGGTCCAGTTGGCAAATAACTACTAGGCACACGCAATGCTCTTAACATTTTATTTGTAAAGTAACGCAAGTCGTCAATTTGACCTAAGTTCTCACCGCCTGGAAGAACTTCAACTTTACTACCTCTACCTTCAGCAGTTTGAGCAAAGAAATAATCTTCCATAATGCTTAATGGATTATATGCCGCATCCATAATGGTTGTACCACCACCTGATTTGTTAGGAATGCGTTTTTGATGAATTTCGTTTTTGACACGCTCAACAAAACCCATAGCTTTGTTGGGAGGCATGTTACCTACATCAACATAAAAAACTCTACGTTCTGGAGCACGTTGTACTCTATAAATGATAATACTATCTTCAAGCAGTTCTTTTTGCTTGTATGTTTTGAAAATTGGGTCTAATATACTGCTACCAAAGGGCCAATTTGTGTCCATACCTTCTGTCATTCCTAGGTGAACAACATGTGTAGCATCTACTGTATATTCTTGAATCTGTCCTAAGTTACCACTATAACTGCCAGGTTGCATACCATATGCACTTTTGTCAATGGTCTGTCCACGCATCATACTGTTTACTGTACCGTATGTTTGTGCATGTTGTACAGGCTTACTAACAGTTTTTTCTTGCATGTTTAGATCTACATTTTTAACAATGTATTGCTCAGGCTTTTTGCCTTTAGCTTCGTTTACAACTGCTTTAGTTACATCAACTGGATTGACATAATACAGTTCCCATGTTTCTGGATCTCTAATGAAAAATTGATCGCCGTACTTGATAGTGTTTCTAAACATACGGAATATGCGTTTGTCCCAGTCTTGCAAATTACACCATTGTTGTAGTGTTTGCTCTAGGATTTTAATTTCACTTTCAGTAGCTTGTTCTTTGTATTCTACTTTAAATGGAACACCAGTATGCTCATCTACTTGTGTGCTAAACTCACTGATAATGTCTAGGGCCGCATTGATCTCGCTGTCCATATCCATTTGGTCATACTGTGTGTATCTTTCCACACGATTGGGTTGACCACTATATACTTCAGGTAACCAGCTTTGAAAACGGCTAGCACTACTAGGTTTCATACTGTCGGAACCTTGAGCTCCGTATGCGGTAAAGTGTTTTTTCCAACTCATGAGTATCTCTTTTTTATCATTATAATGTATTTATAGGATTTGTCAACCATTATCAATTTTTAATCAATGGTGCTAATTTAGTCGTTAATCTAGTTATAGTATCATTTGTGAGATCTGCTGTAACTTTAGTTGCTTCTTCAATGAACTTATCGTAGTTGAATGTTTCATTTTCAGTTCCTTTGTTTTCTATAAATTGTGGGAACATGGATTTTAATCCTGCTTCTGCGCCTCTGAACATTCCTCTAATATTTCCAGGACCTTGTAATAATTTTGCTAATTGAGGCGGAATTGCACCCATTCCTCCGCCTATCATTCCAGTGACTTTCAATACATCTATTACATCTCTGTCTTCATTTGGATCTAAACCAAATGTCCTCATAAATGGTTGAAATGCCATTTCTCCAAATGCTTCACCAAAAGCCGTTGCGGCGGCTTTTGCATAGTCGCTGGTCATCATATTTGTCATACCACTTACTAGATTATCCATACTTTTAACAAAGTCACTAGCATCATTACCAGTCATAGCAAATGTAAAATCCATGACCCTGTTTAAACTAGCGGCATAAAATTCATCTAGTTTGGCATTATAGCCCCTCATTGATCGTATGTATTCTTCACGTGCTTTGAATTCTTCTTCATCTAATGACTTTCTAGCCGCTGTAGAATTTTTTGTAAGCTCGTTCATTTCTAAAAAGCCTGACGCAATTTCTTTAGAAATTGCATCACCACCTATAAAACCAAGCTCAGCTAGTGTTCGAGCATTGGCTTTGTTGTCTTTGAATGCTTTTGCTAAATCCAACATTCGATCGTTAACACCGTCAGAACCAGCGCCGCTTTGGGCCATCTTGATACCTTCTTGTATGATACGCATTAGTTCTGGACTACGTTGAGCCATTTGACCGCCTTTGGTCATAAACTCAGTTCCAGGTTTGAACAAGCCCATTGTGATAGATTCTCTCATTGCGTCTTGCAATGCAGGCGAAAGTGTTGACAATCCCGCCATAACATCATTAACTGCTCTCCTTTGATCCTCTGTCATACTCATTTGTGCAAATTGCATACGTTCATCAGCTTTTGCCGCCATTTGAGCTCTGATTCTCTCTCTAACATTTTGCCCTGTTATTCTTGCCATCTTTTCTTGTTCTGTGAAGTTTTTGTTCATAACTTCCACAAGCTGTTGTTCAGCAAAAATTCTTAATTGGTCACTGTCCATTACTCTACGTCTGAGTTCTAATTCTTCAGCCATAAACTGTGCCATTTCATCACTAGCCATACCAAAGTATCCCATTGACTCTGTAGCACCTCTAAAACGTTCGACTAACTTAATAAAACGTTGACTTCCTTCGTCAACACTACCGCCTAGTTCGTACATTGCACTTAGATTGGTTCCAACGATATCACCAAATTGATCTAAACGCAAACCTATCTCTGCTAGCGAGTAAGCAGTTTCTTGTATATTACCATTAAAGCTCAGTCCAACACTACCGCCAAAAGCCATAACTTTACTGAGTTCTTGTGCCGCACCAGCCGCCATACCAAGCTGTGTAGCCAGTGTGCCTACACCTACAGCTTTAAACATGTTAGCCATCATACCAGGATCACCAGCACCTTTTGCCATGCTAGGCACACTTGACATTGCTTTTTGATAACCTTTTTGGACAGCATTGCCCATAGCATTGGCATTTTTTCTAAACTTATCATCACTGTCAAGGTCTTTTACTGCACGAACAACAGCTTGTTCACCTTGGCTAACACCCTGATTACTTGCTTTTAATCCTTGTAATTGAGCAGTTAACTGTGATATAGCCGAGCGTACATCTTGCTGAGTTGATTCCATTGCAAAGTCTGGAACATCAACTGCCATTGGCCTACCGCCCATATTAATTGTGATTACTGCCATTAACTACTCACTTAACTGTGATAAATAAAATTAACACATATAATGTATTTATAGGACAAATTTATGGAAAATCCACTTCAGGGCTACTATCGACACAAAGATCTCTATGTGAGATTACCAACCGGAGGTAAATGGTTAAAGAACAAACCTAAACTCACCGATGACGGAGAAATTGGTGTTAGACCAATGAGTATGAAAGACGAATTGCTACTCACAATTCCAGATGCTTTATATAACGGACAAGCTATTTTTGAACTGATACAAAGTGTATGCCCTGATATAGTTGATCCATATGAATTGTCTTTGCCTGATGCTGATGTAATTCTATTAGCCAGCAGAGCTAGTAGTTATGATAAAAAATTTCCTGTAGAAGCAAGATGTCCTAAGTGTGAAACAACAAACATGTATGACGTTGATTTGCAAGTTGTATTGGGAAAAGTACATCTAATAGCAGAACAAACAGAAATTGAAATCGATGATTTAATAGTAGAACTTAGGTCCAATACACTTGCGGCTGTTAATGCTAACAACATTAAAACTGGTGAACTTGCTAAAATGCTAGGCAACATGAGAGAAAATGACGATATTGATCAATCACTCAGAGAACAGTACAGTGAAAATATGCAAAACATCGCGGCGGCAAATATTGTACTAATAGCAGATGCTATTGTAAAAGTAATAATGCCAGACGGAACAGAAGTCACAGATCCACAACACATTATCGATTGGATATCAAACAGCAATAGAAAAACTGTTACTGCACTACAAAGAGCTCAGACAGCAATGAATATAAACGGCATTCCCAAAACTTTTGACTTTACATGTCCTGAAGAAAACTGCGACAACCATTTCGAAACTGCTGTAGAATTTAATCCAAGTTTTTTTTTCACAGACAGCTCCAAACTTGCCGTGATGCAGAAGCAGTCAATAAGCTCGTCGAACAATACGAAGCCAGAAGATCAAGTATCAGAGAACAATTAATGGAAATTGTACTTTATACTGAAGGTGCATTTAGATATGATGATTTAGAACACTATCCTATACCTATGCAACAAGAAATTTACAACTCTATCAAAAAGAAAAACGACGAGATTAAAGAATCTATGGATAGAGTTAGAGGTACTAATCGTAGAACATTTTAATTTCGAAGAGCTAAAGCTCATCGTCATACTCATTTCATTTCGTATGATAATTTTTTTTAAACATATTTTATATGATACGTTATTACCTTGTTTTCAGTCGCACTTAGCTTGTTATAGCCAAGTGCAAAAAAAAGAAACGGTCATTACCCCGTCTACAGTTCGCATCGTTATAGTATAACCTATTGCTAGGCAGAGGCGGTTTTGCTATACCCCTTTACATACTGCTTAAAACGCAGAAACACTCTAAGCCATAACGCCGACTTTTGAGCTATCCGTGGGTTACAATGGCACAGTAGAGCCCACTCTTTTGGTTTGTTTCCCTCGAGCAAGTTCCGACGGCCCGCATTACTGCGAACAATCTCAATGCTTTTAACAAAGAGGGTATGTTACGACTGGTGTCTGTTTAGTGATTCTACAAGTGCCTTGGAACTGCCAACTCTTACGTTTATAATGCCGTTATAGTATTCATCAGTTTTAAGAACTTCACGGTCAAACTGTTCTTTGGCTTCTAAGTAACTTAGTTCGCCTCTGCTGGTGCAGTAGTACAGTATTTCTCTTGTGAAGTTTTCTGGGCCTAATTGTTCAACATCTGCATTCAAGTGATCACTGCTTCCCCAATAGGTTCTCCAGTCACTTTCTTTAGTTGAACGTCTTTTGTTTTTCTTGCCTTTGAGGGGTTTTTTAGTAACTTTAAATTTTGCCAGTTTTTTGCCAATGTACTTTTTGCCGTTTGTGAGGTTGGTAATAAGATATACAAACCCTATGTATTCCTCACTGATTTCTTCTACTATTTTGCCTTGATAAGTCCATTGCATTGTTATTCATTACAACAATTATATATATCTTTTTTAACGTTTGTCAACCGGTTTAGTACATGTTTTTTAAGATTTCCCAAGTTTGTTTATAGCCTTGGTCAATCTGATGAAAATGCTTGCTTGCTTGTGCGGCTGTAAAATCATTGCCGCCGGGTTGACAATGGTCACCAAAATAAATTGTTGTACCTTCATGTTCTCTTATAGCTTGACTCTTGTCACAGCCTTTCTTAAAAATATCTATGCTGGTCTGTCCAGCTACCTGAGCAATGCTATCATTGAATTCTTGATTGTAATACATTGCTACTGTATCTCTGCCTCTATTAGACTTTTCCCAATCAGCATATCTAGCACGTTGATCCCAGTTTGCATTTCTGCCTACTATACTAAAGTTTGCCGTTCCTGTGCGTTGCTCGATATGATTACCAGTCATTTCAGGATAATCAAACGTGTGTAAGATAGCTTGTAAAAAAGTTTCTTGTGCATCTGATAAACGCCAATCGCTTTTGTATACTTCTTTATCTCCTTCAAACACATGATTACCGCTACAGTGATAAACTCTTGCAAAACTGTTAGTCAAGTCTTCTCCGATTTGTTCTACAGTTTTAGGTCTATCACTTCCTGTTACAACTACACAATTATTGTTTTTTATAAAGTTAAACATGAACTGTTTAAACTCAGGAACAATAGTACGTCTAGGATCGGTAAGTGTGCCGTCTATATCAAAAAGGAATGTCGTCATCATCTTTGTCTTTCATTTGTTCAGGATACCATTTGTGCAATATGTCAAGCGGTAGCTTTTTTTGTTTTGTTCTAGCAAAGTGCGGATCGTTTTTAATTGTAAAAGTAGGACTTAGTCCAGTTAATGTAGTTGTGCATGAAGTCGCACATGTGTCGTAAGTTGTATCTCCTATACTGATTGTATAAGAGTTATCGTCTGAGACAAAAGGAGCTTCGTTTACCAGCCATGTTTCAAAATCGTCATCTCCTTTTTGACCTTTGTTATTGAAACTATCAATCATATTTTGTTCTGTTTGTGTAGTACTTCCTATATCTATTGTAAACTCGTCTATTGTACTAGCTGGTTTTTTGTTCACGATATTTTCTCCGATCTAAAAAGTTTATAAAATACGTCTGGGGGTAATATCTTCTTTGTTAATAATTCTTGTGGGTGATATCCATAAAGTTTTTCACCTGTAGTAAGTTTACGACTAGAGTGCGGAGAATTAAATTCTCTTTCATATACTGTTTTGCCACCGTCCGGTGATTCAAATATCTTAGGTTTTTTAAATGCACTTTGATCGTGATTAGGATCTGTCATCTGTTTAATATGTTCATCTGAATAATCACTTGGCATCTACAAACTCCGTGTCTGTACTGAATGTAGTAAACCCACCTTCTTTAATAACTTGTAGTATTGTGTTTACACGACCTACTAGTTCATCTCTGTGTGAGATTAAGAAGATGTTTTTGTTACGTTCACGTTCTATCTTTTTAAGTACACTCAATGCACCGTCAACACCATTAGTGTCCATTCCACTATCAATCAACTCGTCAATAGCTAAGAAGTTTATAGGTGTGTTCATGCTTTCAAATACATCTCTAAAACTCCAGCTAAGTCCAAGTATCAATCTGTTACGTTCACCTCTACTTAGATTATCAAAGTCTAAATCTCTACCTAGTTCTGTAATCTCAACTGTTAGGTCTGGTTGAAACGCAACTTCGTGTGGAAGTCCTAGCTTGGTCAAGTAATAAGCAAGTCTACTATTTAGATATTGCAAGTTCTGTTCAATAATACGTTTTCTAATAAAGCTGTCTTTGTTTGTTAACAATTTATACAAAAACTCTTGATGATCTTTTACATTGTTAAGTTCATTGATGGTATCCCACGTTATTTCTTGTACACCAGTTTCTCTTAAACTTTCTATTTGCTCTTGATATGTGTCACTTTCACCTTGCTTGTTTGTAACTTGACTACGCAAATTTTCCAGTTCCATATTATGTTTATGTGCTTCTGTTTCTGTATTGTAATGAGTAACAGGCATTTGGCCTAGTTCACCTAATGAAGTCAAAGCTTCTGACCATTCTTGTTCTTCTAAGGAGTTCACTGCTATTTGCTCATTAGCTTCTTTACGCAATGCTTTTTTACTAGATAGTATTTCTTCTTGTTTAGCATCATGTATTTCTTGTCCGCAACTATGACATTTATGATCTTCTAATAGTGCAAGCTCTTTGTCTAGTTTAGTAACAAGTTTCTGTTGTTTAGCATTGTCTGCTTGTATATTAGATAGCCAACGTTCTGCTTCATCTTTTAGCTTTTTCTTTTCTAGGTAATCACTTAACAATGTGTGGTTGTTAAGTTCTGTTTGGATATCTATTTTTTCAAGTGTGTTTATTTGTTGTTGAATGCTTTCGATAGTAGTTTTTTGTTGATCCCACCAAATTTTCTGCCTGCGTTCCAAATCACTGATACTTTTCTCAATCCTGGAATTTGCTTCTTCAATAGCCTTAATTCGATACTCTTCTTCTTTAATTGCATCTCTCGTTAACCTTTGTTGTTCTTTAAGAACCTCTGCTTTTTCACTTAGCATTGTAATGCCTAGTAGTTGCTCAATTATAGCTCGCTGATCGTTAGCTCGCATACTGAGGAAAGGTTCTGTGTATGTGTTTAATGCAACAATGTGTTTGAACATATCGTGACTCATACCAAATAACTTTTCTATATCGGTTTGAGTTTGACGATTTTCACCTTGTGCTTCGTCTTCGTCAACATTTTGTTCGTTGACATAGTATTTAAGCACATTGGGCCTTCTTCCACGTTCAATGCGGTATTGAACGCCATCTTTAACAAAATCTAGTGTAACCAACATACTTTTACCGTTGGTTTTGTTTATCAAATTGTCCTTGCGTATATTTGTTAATGCATTACCATAGATAGCATAACTGAGTGCATTAATGATAGTAGTTTTACCAGTACCATTACGACTGCCATCTCCGCCTAAGTCTACATTGTTTCCGAGTACAAGTGTTAGTCCGTTATCAGTAAAACGTACAGCCTGTGTAACGTTACCAACACTCATGAAGTTTTTAACTGTTAAATCTTTGATTGTAATCATAGGTTATTATATATGTCCACTAGCAGTTTCTTATCTATTAGATCGCTGTCTACAGCATTTAAACTATTATACACTATTTGGTCTACATTTTCAACTTCAATATCGTCTACTACTCGCCAGTCTTGTGCATGTTCTTCTTTCTTAGTAGGCATAAGTGTTATCTCTCTTACGCCATACTGTTGACTAAATGTTTCTTTGATAAAGGTTGCTTCTTCATAACTGATTGCAATGTCTAGTGTAGCTCTACAGTATGTTTTGCTGTTGAGTATTACATCTGGTTCATCAATCAGTCTACTTAAACTTACTGTTCGATATCTTGGACCTGCAAAGTCTATATACTTAGGTTTGCCACCCCATTCTAATACCATCATGCCACGCTCGTCATCCCAAGCATCAGCATAGTTATGTGGGAAAGGCGATCCTAAATAGTGTACATTGCCTTTGCTTTGTCTTTTGTGAAAGTGTCCACTAAACACATATTCTGGGCCTTGTAAATGTTCTGCATTCAGTTGTCCGTGATCTGGCATTTCTACCATAGCATTCATTTTAAAGTAAGGAAGTTCAAAGTGTCCAAACATATAACGACATTTGGTCTTGCTTACTTGTGTCCACTCATCACCAACTAACCAAGGAACAAGTGCAACTTCATCTTGTACTAGTGTTTTTTCATTTATTAAATGTACATTGTCAAACAGTTCTGCATAAGGCAAACTGTTATAGTCACGTTTTTCTCTGTAATATAAATCATGGTTGCCAGTAATCATATAAACTTGTTTAAATGCTTTACTGAGCTTTGCTACGTTTTCCACACTATAATTAAGTGTACTCACGTTTACACTGGCACGATGATGGTGCCAGTCTCCTAAGAATATGCAAGTTTCGCAATTTTGCTCTTTGGCTTGTTCAACAAACCAATCAACAAATTCTACACAGTCACGATTGTGTTGTTTGCTGTTATTCTTGTTTCCGAAATGTATATCCGTGAAACAAGCCGCACGGTTAAAGAATGTCATGGATTTCCGTTCACTCAGTTTAAACTTTCACTTAGTATAGCTTCATAGCTGTACCTTGTCAATATCTAAATGTTGAATCCGTGTTCTTTACGTTCTTTGTCAGCTTTTTCGTCCCATTTGGCACGTTCTGCCATTTCGTGTTCGATTTGGCGTGTCCAACTTGGAGTTTGACCAGCTTCTTGCAATAAGTCATCTCTAATGTTTTGATTACGTTTCTCTAGGTTTAACACTCTAGTAAAACTATTGGTAACTGCCGCTGTATAGTATGCAAATGGATTTTCACTTTTCAGTTCGTTAAACTGCAATCCAATCTGCGATAGTTGCAATAATGCATGACTACGCATTTCATCTACATATGTGTATCCACGCCAGTTGCTACGCATACTATAACGTTCACATAGTTTAATAAACATTTTGGCCAAGTTATTTGTGATTGCACCATGCTGTACATTAAACTTACCATTGTCTAAACCACCTTCCCAGTGACTACGCAAACATTCTTTAATTTCATTGTTTACATATGCATAGTGTTTAAACGGGGGAAAGTTACATTTACTGTGATGATCTGCTACAGTTTTTGGTTTGTTTTTTCTACCAGGTTCCAGTGGCACATGATCAAACGTCATTAATCTAAAAACCAATGATTTCTCATCAATTGTGTCTGGATCTAGTTTGTAGTTAATTTGTTTAGGTTTTTGACTTTGTTTGCTTTTTGGGTCATTGTACCATTCTAAGTATGCACGTTCATATGCTTCAGCACTTAACTGTCTAGCTCTATTTTCTTTTGCTGTCTGAATTACTTCAGGGAGTTTGATGTCGTCTAAATTTTCTACTATTGTATCAAATCTTGCATATTCATCGTCTAAGACATAACAATAGCTTAATTTGCTTTTGTGTATTTCTTTAAGCATATCTTTGTTGTTTAAATAATTTTGTTTCCTCATTGTAATTCCTTGTTTGGTTTCATTATACACAATATTTTACATAATGTCAATAACTACACATATAATTATCCTATAAATATAACTATAGGAGATAGCAATGAGAATATCGCAGTTGACAGAAGATATAGCAAAAGACGTTGCTGTATTTTATGGTGGTCGTTTTCAGCCAATGCATAAAGGTCATCACAAAGTGTATATGGATCTAGTGGAACAGTTTGGTTCCTCTAACGTATTTATCGCTACTACAGTGAGCAAGACTGCAACACCAGAACGTGACCCATTTAGCTTTGAAGAGAAAAAACGCATAATGAATGAGATGTTCAATATACCTGCAAGTAATGTTGTACAAACACAACCATACAGACCAGATGTGAGCTTAACAGGAAAGAACCCTGATAACACAGCGGTTATACTTGTGTTCAGTGCTAAAGATGCAGGAAGATTAAAAAGAGGTGGCTTTCTCAGAGATTATGTACCGGGTGCTGAAATGGTACCTAGTGACCAAGGTGCTTATATACTGGAGGTAGGCATACAAGAAGGTGGTATGAGTGCAACAGATTTTAGAAATGCAATGAAGAATGCAAGCCTAAATGACAATCAAAAGATGATGATTTTTAGAGAATTTTTTGGCTCTATTGAGCCCAAAACATACGAATTTATAAGGGATAAACTTAATGCCAGTGCTAGCTAAAAACCGTACTAAATTAGTCTTAAAACCTGGTGCAAGAGGTTTATACTTGGGACAAGATATATTAGCTCCGTTGAGACCACATGGCGGAATAATGTTTCCATTACAACCAGATGTAATATATTCACAAAGTGTGAATTACAGTCCGTATGATATGGCACACACAAATTACACATACAATGCTTATAGAAATACTCCAAGTCCGGACATACAGTTGACAGGCGTAATGGCTAGTGTAACAGACGATGAAGCAAGATACACATATGCTTGTTTACACTTTTTGCGAAGTGTAACTAAAATGTTCTATGGGCTAGGACAACAATCTCCTGCCGCTGGAACTCCGCCGCCTGTACTAGAGTTTAGTTCATTTGGTGATAAACAGTTTAGTAACATTCCTGTTGTTGTACAGACATTTTCAACAACTTATGACAGTAATGTAGATTTAAAACTATTTGATGGCGAAACACAAATTCCAGCTATGATGACAATTTTTATTCAGTTGAGTGTACAACTTAATCCAGATAAACAAAAACGTCAGTTTACAACATCTAACTTCATTAGTGGTTCAGCATATAGACAAGGATTCATTTGATGGCGGCTACAGTATACAAAAGAGACAGTAATTATGCTAAAACAAGTCTGAATAGAAAGTACTTGAGTATATATGAGCCTCCTCTTACTATAGATACACTAAGTGAAGAAACAACAACTTATATTATACAACCAAAGTTTGATAGAAGACCTGATCTGATGGCTTTTGAATTATTCGGAAGTGCTAGACTTTGGTGGGTATTTGCACACTACAATAGAGATGCACTATTAGATCCGATCATGGATTTTACTGCTGGAACAAAGATTATAGCTCCTAATAATTTTCAAGTAACAGGAACTCTTTAATGGCTAAGGTACAGTTTTACGAAGATAACGTACTTAATGCGTTCGATAATTACACCTACAAATGGAAAGTTATGATGATGCATCCTGATGATGTGTCGTTGCGTGATAGTATAGTAAACACAAATAGATATAGAGTAATTGCTGAGAGTGGTGTTGAAAGTGAAATCAACATACAAAGTGTAGTACAAAATCTTAAATTAGTTTTTAACAAAGAATCTGTTGACAGAAATGGGTTTGCTAATGTGTTTAGTTTTACTTTCGTTGAACCAATGGGTGCAACACTGTACAGTAGAATTTATCTTGCCGCCCAAGAGTTAGGCATTGAAAATCATTTGCAAGCATGTTATTTGCTAGAACTTAGGTTTATTGGCTACGATGAAAATGGTTCACCAGTTGATAATATAGCAGGACCTTTTTATTACAATACTATTATGACAGCTTTAGATTTTAGTTATTCAGATGGTGGTACTACATACAGAGCTGATATGTTAGAAACAGACCAAGAAGCATACAAAAAGTTAATGTTGTTTACCAAAGAACAAATTACTATTACAGCAAGTAAGTTTGGAGAGTTTCTCGAACAGTTTACTAGTATAATCAACGAACAAGAAGAAAAAGAAGTTCTTACTAGTACTACAAGATTATATTCAAACACATTTGAATTTGGTTCAAAGAAACAAGAATGGAACGACTGGGCATTTGATGCCGGCAGTGGTCCTGGTGGTGACTTAGAAAGTATAAGTGTAACTGGTGTAGGAACTCTGACATTTGTAATAAACCAAGGTACTAGTATTACAGATTCAATTATTATGGCACTCATGTGTACAACTAACTTTAGAAAGCTACCTACAGCAAACGGAGGATTTCATAAAGACAATCCAGATGATCCGGAAGCAAAACCGTCTACATGGAAAGATCTCAGCGAGTGGTTTGTATTTGAAACTGAGGTAGATTATGACAAATATGATTTTTTATCTAAGAATTATACAAAAAGTATAAAATACAACATTAAGCAATTCATTGTACCTGAACTTGTACATGACGCAGTTCAACATGATATAATTATGGGCGATGAAAGTATTCAGATGGATAGAATTAAAAATATAGTAGGAAACGATTTACTTAAAAAACGTTTTGATTATCACTTTACAGGATTAAACACTGAAGTTTTAAATTTAGATGTATATCTCAATCATACCTATTATCAAATACAAGCCGTCAACCAAGGTACAGCAAGAACAGGCGGGATAGCATTTCCAGGAGCAGGTTCAAAAGAAAATGAACTAGCATTACTTAAAGGTCAACTTCAAGAAAATAAAGCAAAACTTAGTAAGAATGAAAGTAGAAGACTCAAGCTGGAACAAGAGCGAGAAAACTTCCAGTCTGGTTCTGACCCAGGAAGCAATAACCCTAACGAAATGGCATCTAAAGAGAGATCCTTAGATGAGAGGAAACAAAAGATTAAAGAAGAGAAGGCTCGTCTTGAAGAAAGACAAAACGAAATTGCCGAGCAAATAAAAGCTCTTCAACCTCTAGCAAATAAAGAAGCAAGACTAAGAACACAAAGTAGAATTGATAATGTTAGTGGTGATTTTTATATTACACAAAGTGATGTGGTAGGTAGTCAAGCAGAAGATTCAAGAAGCAGTCACCCTTTAAGTTTTAATGTAGCTGAAATTAATAGTAAAGCAACAAATGGTCCTGAAGATGGAGATACAAATGGCGCATTATTTTTAGGTGCAGTTGATATCAACCTAAACAGTTTAGCTGATTTGATGCAACAACAAATTACAGTTAGAGGAGATCCTTATTGGTTAGGCAGACCCCGTAGTACTAGTAGTGTACTCAATGGTGCAGAATATGAAAAGGGAGGCCCTTGCTATTTCTTAAATATGAATTTCCCTACATATCCAGATGAGTCCTCTGGATTAATGAATATACCAGAGGCAAACTTTGGAATAGTTGGTGTTTATAGAGTAATTGAAGTTGATGCAAACTATCAAGACGGAATGTTTACAATGAACTTGACATCTTATAGAGATGTTAATACAAACGTTGGTAAAGTATGGACATTTTTACAAAAAGGCGAAATAGATGATAAGCCTTTTAAATCTGGAGAACCATTTAAACCAGGAGACGAACAAGGCGAAGGCGATGCTGAAGGAAGTGAAGACTCTAGGAATACTGGACCAAGTGTAGTTGATCCAGAAAACTTACCTGGCAGTGACGGTAATGGTGTACTTACTGAAAGTCAACTTAATACAAGTAAAATTAGAAATCAATCAGTTGCCAATGACTTAAAACAAATACTAATTAAAGCTGGACAAGCCGCAGGAGTTAATGTTGATGTGACTAGTGGAGGACAACCAGCTAAAGGAACAAGTACTAGAAGAACAGGTAGTACTAGACATGACAACGGACATGCGGCAGATGTGCAAATAACAACTGCAAATGGTAGAGTGCTAGATATCAACAACGCACAAGATTTGCCAATTATACAAAACTTTTTAACTGAAGCTAAAAAAGCAGGTGCAACAGGTATTGGTGCAGGAAATGGATATATGGGAGACAATACGTTTCATATTGATAATGCTAGCCAATATGGACAAGGTACAGCTGGATATTGGGGAGGTCCACTCGACGGCGGAACCTATCGTGCCAGAAATGCACCACAATGGCTAAAAGATATTATGACAGGATAACACAATGAGATATTTAGGAAGCAATGAAACAGCTACACCCGGCATTGACGAAAAAGCAGACAAAACTCGATTTGCTGGTGGTATAAGAAAATTATCAGGTCTCTACATTGCTAAAGTTATCGATATTACTGATGATAGATACGAAGGTTATATGAATGTTGAAATTATTGGAGAAGGATATAAAGGTGATGTAGATAGTAAAGAATCAAGAAAAGAATATGCTCGTGTAAGACGTTCAAGTCCTTATGGAGGGAGTATACAATTTGAAGGATTTACAAATTCATATGGATTTAGTAGTCACCCACCTAATCCAGGTACACAAGTGTTAGTTGCGTTTGCAAACAATAGTGATGTTGGCATTTGTATTGGTGTCTTACCTGACACTACTCGTAATGCATCATATCCAACACAACCTGCCGCTAGAGTAGACAGTGAGCCTAATGCTGTAGGACCAACATACGACCCAAGTCCTAACAACAAAACAGTAAACAATCTAAGACCAAGAGCTAATCCTGATAGAATACGCAGAGAAAATAGTGATTTCAAAGACCAAGTAAACAACTGCGAAATCAGTGAAACTGGAACAGGGATCGACAGCATCAGAGGACTTAGCAGTAGTAGTGCTAGACGAGAATCACCTACACAAGTGTTTGGGTTTAATACTCCAGGCGGACATCAGTTTGTAATGGATGATGGAACAAAGGCTACAGGTGACAGAGTTATAAATCCTGATCCTGACAGACAAGCAGGTCTTAGTAAATTATTAAGATTGCGTAGTGCTGGTGGCGCTCAGTTTTTAATACATGATGGCCCAGGAATGATTTATATAAGTGATCAAGCTGGTAGTACTTGGATACAAATGAGTAGTGATGGTAAAATTGACATCTATGCTGGAAACGATATTAGTATGCATACCGAAGCAAACTTTAATCTACACTGTAAAGATAATTTCAATGTAGAAGCAGATGCAATTAATTTTAAAGCAAGAGGAACTGATGGAATAAAACTAGAAAGTTCAACAGGCGAATTTAATCTTCATGCTAACAAAGATATAAAACTTACAACTGATCTCAATGGTCATATTAAAGCTAGTGGATTTGTTAGAGTAACAGCGGCAATGATTGATTTGAACGGCCCTGCCGCTACACCTGCTGAAAAAACTACAGCAATCAATCACACTTTAAACAAAACAGTAAAAGAAAGTATAGTAGGTAGAGTACCTGAGAAAGAACCTTGGGGAGGACATGGTGATTCCAGTCCTGATTCTAAAATCTTACCTCAAGTGGCTGATCCTAATCCAACGCAAGTCGTCAAAGATATTCAAATGGATGATCTTACACAAGATGCATGTGCAGGCGAATTGCCTAGCGGTGAAGATATGATATCAGATGTAACTAATCCAAGAGGAGGCCCGCGTTGACAGATATAATTGACAACAAATTGCGAATGGTATGGGACGACTTTACAGTAAAAGATACTGAAAGTTACAGTACAGTTTTAGATACAACATCAACAACTGCTAGCGACAAAGCCCAACTTATGGCTTTGAGCTTTTTTGGTGTATACAGCGGATGGAACGGCAAAGCATATGGCGAAGGTAACTATAAAACAGGATTGACAGAACAACAAGCACACGATTTGTGGCAAGAACAATTTAATAAACAGCAAGCACTAGCAAAGAAACAACTTATAGCCAATGGAGTAGCTAGAATTACTCAGAGTGTGTATGATGGTATAATTTTACTACATTGGGCTACTGGCAAAGTATTGGTTGTAACAAATGGAAAGATTGAATACAGATTACTTAATCCGTTGATAAAGCAAGATTATGATACAGTCGCAGATATGATTATAAACAGTTCAAATAACAAATCATTGTGTGTCAAAATTGCAACTTTGTTGAGACTGGTTGACTATGGACAACTTAGAACCAGAGAACAATATAGAAGTAAAGGTGTTTTCAGTATGCGTGACAGAAATGAGCTGGGTATACTTACTGTAGAAGAAACAAGACGAGCTAGATATGCATATTACGCTGAAACACTTAAATTTTTGCCTAACACACCAGAAGGTGCTAAACAACAATTAGTAAAAGAATACGAAGCTACTCTTATTAAGAAAAGTTTTACGTTTGATGGAACAAATACAACGTTTACATTAGAACGTTCTCCTAGCATGACCCCACAAGAAAAGCTAGAAGTACTCATAAATGGCGCTATACAACAACATCTTTTTGATTTTAAAGTAGTAGGAGATCAACTTACTATTAGCAAGCCAATGACTACAGGTGATATTATATCAACCACCATTAAAATATAAACTGAGTATTTAATTTTACCATAAATAATAGTATGGTAACCTATATCGGATATAGCACAATAGACAGTATTAACGGAAGCAAAACTCTGGTAGATGCAGAGCTTGCTAAACGTGATCTATTAAACAATTTTTACACCAGAAGAGGTGAACGAGTACAAAATCCTCTGTTTGGTAGCATTTTACCCGACTTGGTGTTTGAACCATTGGATGAAATGACTGAAAGAGAAGCTACAGAAGATGTTGATAGAATAGTAACAAATGATCCACGTTGGCGAGTATTGGAAACGCTAGTCAGTAAACCAGATGATCATACACTAAACATCAAAGTTAGATTAGAATATATTAGCACAGGAACAGCAGAAGAACTGTTCCTAACATTTACAGGTGAGGAATAATGGCACAAGGCGCACGTCAGAGTAGTTTGTTTGCGGCAGAAGATTTTACAGTAGCATACGAAAGTTTTGCTCAAGCTAATTTGCAAGCATATGATTTTGAAACCATAAGAAATTCTATGGTAGACTACATCAATACAAACTATCCAGAAAACTTTAATGACTATATTAATAGCAGTGAATTTATTGCACTTATTGAATTAATTGCATTTCTCGGACACAATCTTGCATTTAGAGCAGATTTAGGTCAAAGAGAAAACTATCTTAGTACAGCAGAACGCAGAGAAAGTGCTTTGCGTATTGCACAGTTCTTAGGATATACTCCTACTAGAAACGTTGTTGCTAGTGGATTCTTAAAAATTGATAGTGTACAGACTGACGAAGAAGTATTTGATTCAACTGGAGTAAGCCTTGCCAACGTTTCCACACAGTTTGAAGATGTGACTAATCCTCAAAGTTACCAAAACTTTTTAACAATTATGAATAGTATTTTTCAAAACAGTAGCCAATTTGGTAGTCCGTTTGATACTATTACCAGAGGCGGTATTGTAAATGATGTGTACAGAACTAATAGCACAAACAATACCAGCAACAGAGAATTTAGCAACCGTGTTAACAACAGCAAATCAACATTTAGTTTGCATAGTGTATCAACTAACAACGCAACAAATAGTTTAAAAGAAAAAGATCCAAATCCATACGGAGTAGTTGATTTACTTTATAAAAATGATAACAGTGGATTCGGATCACCCGACACTGGATTTTTTATTGGATTTAAACAAGGATCACTTGAATTCAGTGACTTTACAATCACCAATGGTTTGCCTAATATGATACTAGACATCAATGCAGACAATGTAGCCAATGGCGAAGTATGGGTACAAAACATCGACGAAGCTGGACAAGTAATAAAAACTTGGAGTAGAGTAGATAGACTATTTGGCGCTAACACAATGTTTAATGCAAAGAACAATGCTATCAGAGATATCTATACTATTGCTAGTAGAGAGAATGATCAAATTAGTATTGTATTTGGCGATGGCAATTTTGGAAACATTCCAAGAGGCAACATCAGAGTTTGGTACAGAACAGGGCTTAATCAAAGCTACACACTAACGCCAGACAGTTTTAACCAAGTAGCATTTACTTTAGACTATGTAAGTGCAAGCGGAAATGTGAACACTGCAAGATTTACAGCAAGTTTGAAAAGCACAGTAAGCAATGCAAGTACAAGAGAAAGTATTAGCAGTATAAAAGCAAACGCTCCTAGATTCTTTGCTACGCAGGATAGAATGGTCACAGCAGATGACTATACAATTATGCCTCTAACAGCAAGTCAGAATATTAGAAAAATTAAAAGTGTGAATAGAGTACACAGCGGACACAGTAGATTTAGAGATATCTATGATCCGACTGGAACATATAGCGATAGCACACAATATACAGATGATGCATATTTGTATGAAAAGAATCTCACAACAAGATCGGTTGTAAGTTTGCCTAACAATTTAAGTGCAACACAGATATATGACAAACATCTAAAACCATTTCTAAGTCACCCAGAGATTTTTAATTTTTATTACAACAGACAGGGTTGGAGTAGCACAACACATAATGCTTTTAAAGATTTTACAGACACAACACAGAATATTACTGTAATCAATTCCAATGGCACTGATGCAAATACTTTTAGATGGAATCAAATAACCAAAGGAAACAATAGTTGTAGTGGATATATTACCTATAACAGTATTGTTCAACGTATGGGTAAAACTGCTACTAACAGTTTAAGTAAAGCAGATGTTAACGGTTTGATTGAATTTATCGAAGCACCATACAAAATGGGATATATCTCTAATGCAGTAATTACAGCAGGTGGAAGTGGATACACAAGTACACCAACAGTAACTATAAGTGGAAAAGGTACAGGAGCAACAGCAATTTGTACTATTGCTAATGGAGCAGTAACATCAATAGCAATAACTTCGAGTGGTAGCGGATATGATCAGAGTACAAATATTTCTATCTCAGGCGGAGGCGGCACAGGCGCTACAGCTAGAGGTACTATTATAGATGCAAACACACAATGGGTAAAAGTTGACAGACTTTATAAAAGCGGTTATGGAGATGATAACAGTGCTGGTAACCCAACAGGTATAGACAATACAGGCAAAGGAAGTATTGTTGTTAATGGAGTAGTTCCGAGCGGAAGCAGAATTAGAAGAATTGTTCCGAGACTTAGCGTGGACTTAGACGAAACAACTAGAACAAACGTAATTGCAAAAATAGACAGCAATAATACGTTTGGTCTCAGATACGATGCACCTAGTCAGAAATGGATTATTATTGATAGTAGTAACCTTCCAACAAATAGTACAACACTAAATGATGCATCAAACTGGAGTAGACAATACGAAGGCGATGGATCTGGTACAGGACTAGATAACAGTTGGATTATAAGATTAAATCATACAGCGACTGAATGGGAAATGTTAACGAGAAAGACACAGTTTATTATGGGTAGTAAGAAAAAGTTAAGGTTTACAAATCTAAACTTTAAAGATACCTTTAGTAGTGAAACACAAAAACCTCTCAGAGATAATGTTAAAGTATTAAAAATTAATCCTAAGAGTACTGTAGACCCAACTCCACTAAACAAAGATTATCAGTTTAATGCATTTGGATACTTTACTTACAATGATGGATATACTGATCCTCACAATGTAAGAGTAACACTAGCTGATCCTGATAACGATGGATACCCAAATGATCCAGAAGCATTTGCAAATATTGTAGGTGACGAAACAATTAAATTGGGTACTAAAACTATTGATGGTTTTGATTATACTACATATGATGAAGTTAGCGGAACTTCGGTTGTTAGTGGTATAGGAAACTTACATACACAGTATAATAGAATTGCTGACATCAATCATTTAATTGATCCAAGCACAACAAATATAATTGACACTTATGTATTGTTAGATAGTTTCAATTCACTATTTAGAAACTGGGCATTGTATGACGGTAGACCAGAAACAAAACCCAACTCGCCAACTATTAGTGAGTTAACAGATTTGTTTGATAACTTGAATAGTAAAAAGAGTATCAGTGATCAGGTAATATACAGACCTGTTAAGTATAAGTTATTGTTTGGTGATTTAGCAAGTGCTGAACTACAAGCTAAATTTCATGTTACAAAAACAATAAACAGTACGCTAAGTGATACAGAGATTAAGCAGAGAGTCATTAACTTGATTAGTACATATTTTAATATTGATAATTGGGACTTTGGCGAAGACTTTTACTTTACTGAAATGGCGGCTTTTATACACAATAATATGATTGGTGAAATAAGTCAAATTACAATTAGCAGTATTGCTGATAATAGTGATAGCACAAATTTATTCCAAATAAGTTGTAGCAGTGACGAACTATTTTTACCAGTAGTTAAAACAAATAATGTTGTAGTTACTAATACTTCAAGTGCCAACCTTACAACAATTAGCGAAAACGCAACTTCAAGTGGAGGCTATTAATGAGCGAACGCAAGCCTGACAGAAAACTAGCACCTAATATTACGAGACCAGGTGAAAGTTTAGAACGCAAAGGATCTAATAGAGTAACAGAGCTTTTACCTGATATTCTACAGACCACAGTTAACAAGCAATTCTTTGATAGCACACTTGAACAGCTAATGTCAAGTGGTAGTTTAGAATCTGTTAAACATTTTGTTGGTAAACCATTTGGAAGACAGTTTGCTCCTAGTGCTTCAGACAGCTACTTGCATGACAATAGAAGTAATGATGCATATCAATTTGAGCCAGCAATGGTCAACAAAAATGAAGATAACAGCATTGACCAAGTATTAGCATATGACGACTTAATCAAAAGTTTAAAGTACAATGAAGTACCTACTAATAATCACAATAAGATTTTAAATGAACCAGGATACACATTAGACTTACCTATTAACTATGATATGTTTTTAAATCATCATAGATACTTTTGGGTAATGGATGTTGTACCAGTTTGTGAATTAAAATATACACCTGGAAGTCATTTTAACATTGACACATTGCCTGGTATGATTAATTACACAACTCCTGTACAGAAAAATGGCAGAACACTTAAACTTGAAAATGGCATGCGTATTATGTTTGCTCCACATACAGTGGACAGATTTACACAA